CTTTGGTTTTGAGCGTGCTACCCCGTGCTACCGTGCTACCTAAAGTAAGATAGATTTTAACTTAAATAATTACTCCTATATTATTTAATGACGCATCGCAATAACAACGACTATGTCAAGAAATGGCACGTTGCGATGTGTTTTTGAACGAATAGCGTTAGACGTTCTGTCCGCTTGATTGCGGCACGATACGCCCTATTTCGTTCGTCCATCCGTTGTTTTTTCGCGGCATAACAGACCTTCCGTTGTTCGCCAATCTGTTGTACGTTCGCTTTATAATATGCCTTATTATATTCTGAAATTTGCTTCTTGTGTACTTCTTTATATTCTGCCTTCTTTCTTCCCGCAATATTTTTATTGACACATTTGGTTGTTCGTTGATAAAAACCTTCGCGGGCATTTAACTCGTCTTTTGAACCGCACGGGAACAACTCGATTAACTCTATTGTTGGTGTGCCTAATTTAAACAATTCACAAGCAGTTGAATATTTTCTCGCATATTTTGTATTCTTGACCCATTTATTGTAATCGGAACGATGAGTTCCCAATCGCATTGAGAGTCGTGGTTGAGCCGTGCTGCCGATATATACCAAATCGCCAATGTATAATTTATAAATCTTACCTTGGCTGTAATCTAGCATTATATACTGCTATTGGCATATTGTTTATATTTGTTTTTTGTTAATATATATTGTTTTTATATACTATCATTCGAAGTTGCCTCGCTTACATTTACCAATTCTAGCCCGTCCTGAAAACGGCGTTCTTGTCTATAAATGGCTATCAGATTGTTCTGACTGAGTTTTAAATATTTCTTCCGTAAGTCGGGATAGATAGAGGTCTCGAGCTTCTCTAAGGCTTCGTTGTATTGCGTCATCAACGACGGCGATAAATCCGTCTCATTCCGTGCGACATTCAAAGTATGGGTTAACAGAGAAGCCGATTGTAAAATACATTCGCTCTGTCCTGTAAAATTTTTAAACTTTATCAATGCCGATACAATCGCTATAATAGACGACAATGCAATCGGTACCAACTCCACCGCATTGGACCGCCAACCCATTTGTAACTTCATAGATTCGAACATACCCGTAGACAACGATAAGATGATAACGCATTTATTCCAATTATCCCCCTGTATTTTTAATTCCTCGTGGGCTAATAACAAGGCATCGCGTTTATACTTTAACTCTTGAACCATAGACGCCAGCGACATACTATAAACCGTTTTTTTATGGTTAAAGATTTTTATATTCGTTAGTATATGGAGTGTAATATTTGCTATGAAACCACCAATACCATAAGTTGCTTCAAACAATGCCACGTCCAGGTGTGTCGACCTTGTTTAAAACAAATGATTGAGATTACAGAAAATGAAGTCTGTTATACTTGTCCCGTATGCCGCCACGAAAATATATACGGGCGCACCCGAGCCTTTACCCGCTTTATAGATAGAAGTAATGATATGTTGAGACATTGCCTTGGACTACGCCAACAAGATATGGTGGAGATGTTGTGGATGTATTATCAAATTTAGGTGGCTTAAGATTTTCGCTTAAAGGCTGGAAGGTTCGCGTTTTTTATCTTCTGTTTTTCTTTTACTTGTTTCTTTAAATTTGATTTGCTTATCTCGCTCACGGTTAAAGGCGTATTTTTATTGATTCGTTTGGTTGGTCTTAATACTGGGTATTGCTCTTTACTGGCTATATTTTTCCAAGATTCTTTAAACCAAGCAGACAATCCCTTTGTTGTTTTTTTACCGCTGTATGTCCCGCCACGTGCCTTATATGTTTTTACAATCCACCCACTCTTATAGGCTCCGTGTGTTTTATATTTTTCATCCGCTTCTCGCTTTACTTTGGCATACAACGCTTTATTATTTGGTTCGTTCATACTATATACTTTTATAAATGTTGAAAGACGGTCGAAAATTCGCTATCTTACTGAGGTAGCACGGTAGCACGCGGTAGCACGCTCAAAACCAAAGTATTCCCTAGAACGATTCCCGTGGAGGACTTTTGAAACTGCGTGCTACCCCGTGCTACCGTGCTACCCCCATTTATAGTAGTAAGAAAGTATATAAAAAAAAAACTATACTACTAGTATGGACTATCCAATGTATTTAGAAAAACAAAAACTGGCACCCACGACGATTAAAAACCATATTCGTAATTTGGCAAGTTATAGTGACGACTACTCACTACAGGACAACGAGACACAAACGATTGAAAATTTAAAACAATATTCCGAGGGTTCTCGTCGCCAAACTATGGTGTCCACGCTATGTAAATGGAGGACCTATAAAAATTTATCGGTTGAGGAACTACACGAATTTCTTAAACTATCTATCGACCAAACCATCGCACAAAACAAGATAACCTCTCAACAATTAGACCTGCCACCTTTGTCGCATTTCAAAACCAAATTAAACCAATTTTATAAAGAAGGCAACTTTAAGGAATTCGCCGTATTATATTTATTATTAACCTTTCAAACACGTAACAAGGATTTAGTCGTAAATATACAACACACGAAATCAGATTTTAACCAAGGAAATATTTTATACATTCGGGAAACATCCGTCGTCTACATTAGAAACGACTATAAAACCTTCTGTACGTATGGACAAAAAAAATATATCATTTATAGCAAAAAGTTTAGACACGCCATCTCTTCTTTGGAAGGGTTGTTAAGCGACAAACAAACTCATAAACAAGTTCAAAAAATAACCGGCGGTTATAGTGAGTCAGACCTTATGAAGGTATCTGTTAAACACGCAGATTCTATTGGAAAACTTACTAAGATAAGTAAGCATAGAGGCACGGCATTGGATACTATATCAGGCAGTTATGATGTACTATAAATCCGTCTCCACGAAGGTATCGAGCGAATGTTTATCGGTTAGGTCCGCGTCCTTGTCCGCGTGTTTGTGTTCAAATAAATTACCAAACGCGGTTTCCTTGTGGGCGTGTGCCGATACAATATCACCTTTTACTCTATGGATATTTACTTTAGAATCTAACTCTTTTTTTATAGGCTTGTCTACTTTAATGGACTCGTGAAACGCTTTTGTATAACCAGGATTGAAAAAATGTGCTTCACTCGTGCGGTCTCGTATAGATTTAGACCTTGTTAAAATATCCATTCCAATGCTACCGCCAAGCGAATGTCCCGACAGCGTATAATCCTTGTCGCCGTGGTGTCTCATAATCTGACGCGTCGTGTGACGGCGTTCTCTAAATTGTGGATTTAATTTTTGAACCCCTACGCCTAAGGCTACGTCACTCAACAAGTCACGCGGGTTATGGACATTCGTGCCTGTATAATTGATATGGACTTTATTGTCTTTGGTTGCCGTCAAGACATCTTTTGTAGTTCGCGCCGAGTCTAGGGTGTAACCTAGTCTACCTAATTTGCGTGTGGCGTAGGCGTCTTGTTTTTCTTTGTTCTCACCCTGCTGGTAGCGGTAATGTATCTGAGCGATTTTAGCCGAGGTGTTCATATACTATAGAACTTTAAAATAAAATAATAGGTTTATAAAATGAGCGTCAGCATTGTCGTTCCCACTTACAACCGAAAAAGCTTCGAGAAGTTGTTGACGCATAATATAAATACTCAGACCTATTTTAACATTGTAGAAGTTATTGTATTAGACGACGGCGACGATGAACCGTTATGTATAAAAACAAAGTATCCCGTGCATACGTATCGCGTGAGTCGTTGTTCGATTGGAGCCAAACGGAATTATGGCGTTGAAGTCGCTGTAGGGCATTACATCGCTTTTATGGACACGGACGATTTTTATATGCCCGACTATATTGCCCATTCTGTTTTTGAAATGGAGACAAACCATAAATCCATCGCAGGGTCTGCGGATATGATTGTATACGACTTAAAACATTTCTATAAACAAAAATGTATCTTTCTTCATTATCTAAACGAAGCCACGATGGTGTTTAAAAAGTCCGCCTTTCGTCCTTTTGCTCCTAGTAACTCTAACGAGGCAGTTCCGTTTTTAGCGTCCCAAATTGGAGAAATTATAGAGACACAGATTGATAAAATAATGTGCTGTGTTAGTCACGGCAGCAATACCATTCCCAAAGACCCTTGGTGTGTAGAACAATATAAAATAGAACCCTTGACCCAATATGAAACTCATAAACAACTATTATCTACTCCTATTCTATATGTCTCTTCACCAAGTTACGGCTCTTCTGACCCCGCAACAGACCAACATCATTCCAGCGGGTAAGTATATCTACACCGACGAAACCTTTTTACTCAAGGCACCTGCGTATGTGCCCGGTGAAGCCTTCGCCCGTATGGGGAAGGAACTCGTGCCCGCACACTTCTCGTATGGACACCAAAATCCTGATTTTACGCCTATCTACACACCACCTACTCAATTAGCGATGAATTATAATACAGTAATTTACAATAGCGTAACAGGCTATACTTAAGATTATATATACCTTAATTTAAAGAGAACTTATATTATATACTATGGCGTGTATCTACAAGGTATCGTGTAAAGATATTACGATTAAAGAATCTTATATTGGAAAGACACAAAATGTAAAAAAAAGGTGGACAGAACATAAGTCGTCTTCAAAAGGAAAAAATCTATGTCATCTGCGTCTATACGATTTTATTAATAAAAATGGCGGCATTGATAATTGGGATTTTCAAATATTAGAAGCATTTGAATGGGAATATGAATTGGCGAGACAAAAGGAAAGATTTTGGTATGAAAAAATACAACCAAAATTAAATGATAAACACCCCGGACTTTCTAAAAAAGAATCGCAATACCTTAGCGACTTAAGGAATTCAGAAGCCCGTGATTTACAAAGACACGAACATAGAGTAGAAAAAATTATATGCGAATGTGGTATGTCTATATCAAGAAATTCTCGTTCAGAGCATTTAAAAAGAGGTCGTCATCTCAAAAGGATGACGCCTTCCCAATAAAAAATAGCCTGTATGTATGTATACCTTAGACACGCCGTATAGCTCGCAAGTAGTGTTTTTAAATTCGGAGAATTGTGTTTATAAAACCATAGACGGAGAAGGCGAATACACCTATAACTTTCAAACGCCTGTCCAGTTGCCCGCCAACTGCCAAATGTTGATTAGCATACAAGACGCCCAACTACCTAATATAATACCTAATGTAGACTCTACTAACAACCAAATTTCTTTTTATGTCCCTACGTTTAGTAAAAGATTTACAGTCACTTTAAGCGAAGACGACGGCACCGTTGAAAAGGTCTACAGCGTATACGAATGGTTGGCGTTTGTAAATCAACGCATTGTAGAAGAAGCCGTAAACCAGTTTCAATTGTATGGCGAATATCAATTGACCAGTTCTAAAATAAAATGGTTTAGTAATTATCCTTTTGAAATCATATCCACAGACGAATATACGACTACGTGTATAGACCTTATTGGCTTCCGTAAAAATGTAGCCAACGAACAGGTATATGAATCCACTGGCGTCTTGTTGTCGTCGTCTATCAATCCGTCTTATCACATTACGATGCCGTCGTGTGTCCAGTTTAGCGGAACACGCTTTATTTTTTTAAAGTTTAAGAACATAACCGTCAATAACTTGAATAGTCGCGGGGTGACGGACCAAGCCATCGTTCGTATAGACAACAACGCACCTTATGGATATATGATTTTTTATAGACCTGTAGAAGCTCATAGATTTATTATCACACGACAGACGATTAATAATATCACCTTCCGACTTACAGACACCAAAGGCAAGACGCTTCAATTGTTTAGCAACGATGCACAGATTACGGTAAAATTAGAATATATGTATAAACCCGACCTACGGTCTATGGCAGAAGGCACGATTAAGTTTGAACTGAGAAAATTAGCCAAGGTCACTATGGATAAAGAAGGGTTCAAGGGCGAATACAACCCAGAATCGAACGAGTTCATACCCAATTTATAGAACCGTAAAATTAATATAAGACACCAATGTATATGAGTTTTGGACGCAAAAAACCGATGATGAACCGCCTCGGATTAAAAAAATCCGCCCACACTGTAATGCGTCTTGGATTAAAAGCCTCTGATATTGCTATGGCGTCCGCACCCGTAGCCCTACTTGGCGGTCCAGAAATGGCTCCTATTGCTTCTGCTTTAGAAGTCGCCGGTGCCACGGGTAAGGCTGTCTTCGGTCTTGGTTCCAAGATTGTTTAAAAATAAGAATGTTTTTAAAATAAAATATATTTAGACTTTATAATGAGTGCTCCCGATGCTATGTCCGAATCTTTAAACTACCCCGCATTGAAGCGGAGAGCAGTGGCGTCGCGCTCGTATCGTGTCAAGGTCAACCCGGCAAACGGTCAAACGTTCACCGCGGGTCAGACTATAAATATTGATATGCCAAGCAATCTTTCGGGCACCTACTGTAACTGGAATCAATGTTATTTAAAATTTAAGGTTACCCCTGTAGGTGGCACGGGTCCGATTAACCTCGACCGTTGTGGAGCAGCTGGGTTCATCAACCGCTTACAAGTGATGACCGCGGGAGCACAAATTTTCGATTTACCGAATTGGAATGTGCTTATGACGATTCTTATGGACGGTGATTCGTCTCCTGCTTATAAAGCGGGTATAGGCAATATTCTAATGGGCACCCAAGGCGGCACTCAGCGGGGCGACACGCTCGTCGCCGGAACTGGTCGAACCTTCTGTCTTCCATTTGTCCTTCACCCGTTTGGAATGTCAACACCGCATCGTCTAATGCCACTTTTTTCTTCGGCGCCAGTCCAGTTCAAAATTTCGCTAGAATCTATCGTGAATTCCGTGAAAGCAACCGTAGCCCCGACCGCACTAAACTTCACAGAAGTAGAATTGGTCTGTGTTTTCACGGAAACGTCTCCTGCTGCCCAAGCTCAAATAGACGCGATGAGCGGTGGTGTATATAACATTCTCTGCTCGTCTTACCAAAATGTCGGCACCACTATGTCGGCGGGTGACACCGCGGTCACCTCCAATCTTGGTATTAGCGTGTCGTCACTAGAGCGTATGATTGTATGCCACCGTCCCACGAGTTCACTAAACAATATTTTAGCCTACAGTCTTGGCAACCGCACCAAGAATGGTCTATCGTCGTATTCCATTTTCGTCAATGGCGAACAATACCCCGCTCGTCCCGTCGTGGTGGAAGACAACTGTGCCGAAGCCTTGGCGGAGTTTCTATTGAGCGACCACAGTTTAGTCAATTTTGATAAACAATCGTCGTTTAATATTGCGGTCACGGGTGCGGCGTTAGATTTAAAATCCAACGGTCTGGACGGTCAATCCATCAACGGCATCCATGTGCCTTACACGAAGGAGGGCGTCGACGCACTCGGTCTGGAAGACGGCTCCACGGCGTTGTCCGCTTCCAACATTGGCTCGTTCATTACGGCGGTGGAAATGGAGACCTCTCTCTCCGACGGCCGCTCACAGCGTTTATATAGCGGTATCTCGACGATTTCGTCTACTGTAAATTACCGCGGTGTTTACTCGGCTGCTCCTGCCGCCGCCCAGATTGATTTCTTCGCCCAATTTACGATTTTGATTAGTCTTAACAGCCGCGGCACGAATGTGTTCTCGGTGTCGGTTTAAAGACTGAATCGTTTTTTATAAGCACGAATGCCTTTATCTACGGTCGGCTCAGACCATAATATCCAACGGGACAATGCCCCCGCACTTGTCGGGTCATCCCAATTTTCATTTTTTCTGTGCCTATCTAAATAGAGCTTTTGTTTTTGGTCGGCTACAGTTCGGTCGCTATACTTCGTGTAGTCCATAGAACCAGCTGAACCAAAATGGGTTGTCTTTTGTCTCCCTGCGAGTTCAAAGACTGCCATAAACTTTTTATCTTTATTGGACGACTTCTTAAGGTGTAGGAGCTTCATTATAGTGTTTTATTATTTTAATCAAACGTTAATGTGATTTCCTCGTGACGAATGCGAAGATTAGGGACACGATGGTCTACGACCTTGTTTTCTTCTTCTGTAGATTTAGAGAGTATCTCATACACTTCTGGAGCAAAGCCTGGGAAGCGTTCTTCGTAATAGTCGGGGGCGTATAGTTTGTAATTGACCGAGTTCCAATCTAAATTATCATAACAATCTTCGTCCGCACAATAGTCTAGGAGTCCGTCAAACAACTGGTGGAATTGTTCTGGCTTGTGTTCTATCCAGTCGCCCTTGTTTTTATCATTGAGTTGCGAAGGTTCGGGTATATGCTCGCTGTCTCGTTTAATTAGATTATAACTATTCTTCACCGTCTCACGAAATTCGTTTTCTGCTTTTAATTGTTCCATTATAGTATAGTTTATTATTTTTTTTTCTTTTGCTAATTTATAATGTCCGACACCGACAGCGAACCCGAACAAACTTTAGAAAAGAAGCCCACTAAAAAGGCACAAGCCAAAAAGGCTCAAGTCAAAAAGGCAACACCGCCACCCGACGCCCCCGTAGAAGCTCCTGTAGAAGCTGTAGAAGCTGTAGAAGCTCCTGTAGAAAAGCCGAAGCGAGTCTTAACGGAAAAGCAAAAAGAAGCCTTAGCGGCAGCCCGCCTAAAACGCAAACTCGCTCGCGAAGCTCCACCCGAAGCCGAGCCCGAAGCCGAGCCCGAAGCCGAGCCCGAGCCCGTCAATGTAGTCAAGCCCAAGCGTGTTTACAAGAAAAAGGTAGTCCTCGCCGAGCCCGAGCCCGAGCCTCCTAAACCTAAGCGTGTCTATACCAAAAAGGCTGCTGCTCCTGCTCCTGTTGCTCCTGCCTATTACCCGTCTATTGATTTTGTGTAATGAATCCTTATTACGATTTATAAAACAATAATCCGTAATATATATGAGTCTGGAAATAACGGAAGAACCCAACAAGCGATTAAAAATTATGAATAGCGAGAATCATTTAGACAAGCCGTTAGCCGACGACCTACCCGACCCATTGCCGTCGTATAGCGGATTCAACTTCGCCATTGCGGGTTCTAGTGGAAGCGGTAAGACTACTTTGTTGACCAGTTTAATGAGTGCTAAAAAAAAGAACGGCATACGCCAGTCCTATAAAAAATGCTTTGATAAAATCCTAATCTGTTCTCCTACATTAGGACAAGGCAAGTCTATGAAGAAAGACCCGTTCACCGATGTCTCGCCCGACCGTAAATGGAAGGTGTTTAATCTACAAGTGATGGACGAAATCTTTAAGACGCTAGAAGCCAATCGTGAAGAAGACGAACACAGTGTATTGATATTAGACGACATTGGTTCGCAACTTCGCAAGTCCGCCGGTGCTGAAAAGCAGTTGGTTAGTCTTTTACAAAACAGACGGCATATGTTCTGTAGTGTGTTTATTTTAGTTCAAAAATTTAAAGACCTTCCAATGGGCATCCGCAATAACTTGTCTCACTTTGCCACCTTCCGCCCCAAGAACCAAAAGGAAATGGAAGCCATTTGTGAAGAGACAATGCCGTTTAATAAAAAGAACTATCAACAAATTATGAACTATGTCTTTGACAATACGGATATGTTTAGTTTTTTAATGATTGATATGTCGTTGAAGCAAACCAACAAGTTTAGGTATTTTAAAAAGTTTAACGAAATCTTTATACAGCAGCCCGAATAATATAATCGTAGTGTATATGGTTAAGCGTAAGCTAAAGCAAACAACAGGGAACTTAACCGTCGTTGTCAATGTAGGTGGCGTGCCAACTAAAAAGGTTCGTAAAAAACGGGGGAAGAGTCGGGCTCGTGGCGGCGGTTCTGTGAGACCAGCTAAAAACTTTGTCGTAAGTTATACAGACCAAACACCTACCTTAAATCTCCTAAAAGAATTTTCTGAAACCAATCGTCTTCTTTTAACTGGGCAAAATAATTTAATGTTGGAAGCACCCGCGGCACCCGCTAGGATTGCGGCACAAACGTCCGACCCGTCTGTAATGGGCACGGCTTATTCTATTGACACGACACACAAGTATGATAGACCACGACCTAATAGACTCGCACCCGAACCCCCCGCACCCGACCCACCCGCACCATCCGCACCAGCCAGACCCGCACCAGCCAGACCCGCACCAGCCAGGGGACGACAGGCAGCCGAATCACAAGACCTTTCGGGTTTTCAAAAATTGGCGTCGCACTTTAGGGGGCGTAAGGCAAGCAGACAGAGACAAGCACGCGACAAACCTGTAATACTAGAAATGACGAAGCAAGACTATGACCGAGACCAAATGCGACAAGAAGACAAAGCCTCACGGAAAATGCCACCCGTGCCACCAAGACCTAAAAAAATGGAAACCACAGGAACAAACACCCCCCCCGTATTACCACCACGACCGCCACCGAAAATGACTACCACAGGTGCTGAGACATTAC